CAGGCTCTGCCCACGACCCTCGAGGCCGCTCTCGACCCGGCTTTCGTCGAGGTCGGATGGATCAACGAAGACGGTATGACGTTCGCACCGGACGACTCCGTTGACAAGCGTAAGGCGCACCAGGGACACCGAATTTACCGGACGGTCATGACCGACTCGTCCACCGACTTCAAGTTCATCGCTCTGCAGGCCAACCTACACAACCTGGCCCTGCAGTGGAAGATCAAGTCCTCGACGAAGGACGCCGGGGGCAAGTTCTCCACGCACGTGCTGTCCAATGCCCGTGACATCGACGCCTACGCCATCGTGGTCATGGCGTTCGCCAACGGCCATAGCTACATCTGGGCGTGCTCTCGTTTCGAGGTCGGTGAGAGGGACGAGTACAAGATCTCTGCCACTGATGATGCCGCTACTCAGGTTTCCGGCACGTTCGCGGCTGACATCGTGTTCATCACCGACGACCCGGCTTTCGCCGCGGCCTGATCGAGTCTCCTCCTCGGCGGGTTCCTGCGTCGGTCGCCCGTCGGGGAGGTATCCACGCTACATAGACCGACGTGACGAAGGAGAGACCGACGCATGGCTACTACAACTAAAAAGGCTTCCACCGCCCCCCGTAAGGCAGGGCGCCCGCAGCCCCAGGATCGTCTGCCCAAGGCTGAGGCTCGTGACGAGCCGGTCGAGGTCGAGGTGCGGGGGTTCATCCTTACGGTGGACCCCGATCTGTTCGACGACTACGACGTGATGAGCATGTTTGGGTCGGGTCTTCCCGACCCGCTGCTTCGCGCCATGGTCCCGGACAACCAGACTCGTAAGGCCCTGCTCGACACGTGTGTTGATGAGGAGACCGGCAAGCGCCGTCTCTCGAAGGTCATGGAGATGGTCGGCGAGATCGTTGAGGCGGTCGGGGCGGGAAACTGATCGGCCTCCCCGTACTCCTGCGTGAGTACGGGGAGATCATAGAAGCCGATCTGCAACGCTACTACGGCGTTGACCTGCTCGACATGTGGCGGGGGAAGGTCTCGATGCGGCGCATCAGCGTCCTCATCCGAGGCCTTCCGCCCGGCGCCGGGTTCCACCGGGTTCGCGGTGGGGACATGGCTTGGTCCCCGGAGGAGAGGGCGACCCGAGAGGGGTGCTGGCTCGTCGAGCGGGCAACCATCTTGGGCGCCACCAACGGCAAGGGTAAGCCGTCACCGCAGCCCAAGCCTCCGGAGGAGGGCTGGTACGAGAAGTCCCAGCGGATGCGGCGCAAGGAGGCTCGTGCGGTCGAGCGCCTGCGCCGTAAGGCCGAAGAGGCTCGCAAGCGACTTGAGGCGGAGGCCGAAGGTACGAACGACTAGGGGATAGGCATGGCAGACGCCGGGGGCGCAGCTGAGTCCATTGAGCTGGCATCGGTATACATCAACCTGGTGCCAGCGCTCAAGGGTGCGCCGGATGTCATCTCTCGTGCCATCACCAATGCCACGACCCGTAAGGCGTCGGAGCAGCTGGGGGATACGGTCGTCAGTGGCATTGGGAGTGCGCTGCGTAAGACGACCGAAATTCCGGCGGCGATGCAGGCGCTTTCCGCCAAACTCTCCTCGGGTCTGAAGACCACCAGTGAGGCGGCCCGAGTCGTCGGTGAGGCGGTCGTCAAGACCAAGAATATCATCGGTGAGACGGTCGGCTACGTCGGGGGAACGTGGGCAAGGGTCTGGGCCGGGCTGGCTGACCCGGTCAAGTCCGCTATGTCGTCCGCCGCATCGGCTACGTGGAGCGCTATGACCACGGCGGCTACGGCGGCCGGTAACGCCGCCGTAGCCGTGGGCTCCGCCGCGGCCCGAATGGGTCAGTCATTCTGGGCCGCCACGGCCCCCGCGCGCAGTGCGTTCGCCTCTATGGCGAGGGACGCCTACAACTACTTCGTGGACCCGGCGGTCCGACTGACGGCTGAGATTGGGTCCAGGATCGGCAACGCGGTCACTAGTGGCGCCGCGCGTGTGGGCTCGGCGTTCACGTCCATGGCGTCCTATGCCTACTCTGGGTTCGTTGAGCCTGCCATTCGTATGACGGCCGACTTTGGCACCCGGCTGGGCAGCTCTATCGTGTCCGGCGCCGCCAACGTCAGGTCGGCCTTCACGACGATGGTGACGGCGGCTCGTGACAACTTCGTCGAGCCCGCTGTTAGGATGACCGCTGATTTCGGCAGCCGTGTGGCGACGTCGGTGGTCAACGGCGCCAATGCCGCCAGGTCAGCGTTTATGACTCTGGCTACGGTGGCTCGTGACAACTTCGTCGAGCCCGCCGTTCGCAGTGTCATCGATCTCGGTAGTCGTATCGGCTCTGCGATCTATACTGCTTCGGCGCCGGTACGCAACGCCTTCTCAACCCTGGCTACAGCGGCTCGCGACAACTTCGTCGAGCCCGCTGTTCGGATGGCGATGAGCATAGGCGGCCGGATCGGGTCGGCCGTCGGGGGAGCGGTCTCCAAAGTCTCGGACTTCATGGCGCCTGCTCTTGAGCGGGTGTCGGCTTTCGCCAGCGCTGTACCCGGGAAGATTTCGGCGGCCTTTAGCACCGTCAGTTCGGTCACCAGCAGCGCGTTCTCCAAGGTCGGCTCGATCGCCAGTAGCGCTTTCTCCAAGGTTGGAGAGTACGCGTCCAACGCCTCGTCGCTCGTCAAGTACGGCATCGATCGTACGATCCCGGCGGTGAGCTCGGCAGCCAGCCGTATCAAGGGCGTGTGGTCCGAGGCGTGGGCCAAGATGCCTGAGCCGGTCCACAACATGGTTTCCGGGATCGGGGGTGTGTTCCAAGGAATCCCCGGGAAGCTCGGCTCGGCTCTTACGACCGCCAAGGACGTCGCAGGACGTGTCGCTGGCGCTATCGGCTCCACAATCTCGGACGCCATCGGCGTCGGCGTGAAGGCCGCCGGAGTGGCCGCCGCCGGGCTCGGCGCGGTACTCGCTACCAACCTGGGCGGGGCCATTGAGCGCGCTGATCAGCTGAACAACTTCCCCAAGGTGATGTCGAACATCGGCTTCTCCTCGCAGGAGGCGGCTGAGCAGATCAAGCGCATCTCCTCCTCCCTCGACGGGCTGCCGACGGCGACGAACGATATCGTTCGCCTGGCGCAGTCCATGACGCCGCTTACCGGTGACCTGACATCGGCCACCGATGTGTCGCTTGCTCTGAACAACGCGCTGCTCGCCGGTGGCGCGTCGGGCACTCTCGCGGCCAACGCCATGGAGCAGTACCGTCAGCAATTCGCCGTCGGCAAGGTGGACATGATGGCGTGGCGGTCGATGACCAACGCCATGCCGGGCCAGATGGACCAGCTCGCCAAGTCTATTCTCGGCGTCGATGCCAACAGCCAGACGCTCTACAAGGCCATGAAGGACGGCACGGTTTCCTTCGGGGACTTCAACAACGCCCTGTTGAAGCTCAACACCGAGGGCGGGGAGGGCTTCGCCTCGTTCGAGACGCAGGCCCGGTCTGCTACTGGCGGCATCGGCACTGCGATCACGAACGTCAAGAACCGTATCCAGAAGGCCATGGCCTCGATCATCGAAGCCATCGGCGTTGAGAACATCAGCGGGAAGCTCAACAAGCTATCGGAGGGCTTCGTCGGGCTTGGCGACAAGATCGCGGGCGTCATCACCAAGATGAAGTCGGCTGGATCGTTCGAGTCGCTGAAGACAACCATGTCCGGACTCGTGCCGGTCTTCGGTCTCCTCGGCGGCTCGTTGGGGCCCCTGCTGACCCGCATTCCTCTTCTGGGCGGCGCCTTCTCCGGTCTGACCGCCCCCGTCGGGTTCACCATCGGGCTGTTCATCTCCATGTGGCAGCAGTCGGAGAAGCTTCGTACCTCCGTGTCGGACGCCTTCACCGCGCTGGGCACCGCGCTCGCCTCGTCGGGTATCCAGACCGCTGTGTCGGAGCTGTCTACTACGTTCAGTCAGGTGTCTCAGATTATCGGGGACTCGTTGGGGAAGGCGATCGAGCTCGTCGCTCCCCCGTTGGCCAATATGGCGGAGACGCTTCTCCCGCTCATATCTCAGGCCATCAGTACTCTCGTGGCGGTTCTGGGTCCGATTGTCGGCACGATCATCGAGAAGCTTGGGGAGTGGCTGGCGGTCATCATTCCTGTCCTGACCGAGGTTGGACAGATCGTCATCCCGTTCATCACCAAGGCGATTCAGGACCTCGGGGCTTTCCTCGGGCCGCTCGTCGATTTCCTTGGCACGATCCTGGTTGACGCGTTCAGGCTTCTCGCGGCGGTCGCCGTACCCGTCTTCCAGGCCATCGGGGCGGTGGCCAACTGGCTGTGGGACAACATCCTCGGCCCCGTCCTGCGCTGGATGGGCGAGCACCTTCAGGCGCTCACCGACTACCTGGACCAGGGTTTCCGCGCCAACACTGAAACCGCACTGACGGCCGTTGGGAATGCCTGGAATTGGCTGTACGAGAACGCCGTTGCGCCGTTCATCAATTGGTGGAACGAGACAGCCTGGCCCGCCATCCAGACCGGATGGGGCTACATTGTTGCCGCGGCGGAGGCTGCATGGCCCTATGTCGTGGCGGCCTGGAACTGGATTTGGGACGCGGTCTCCGGGTTCGTCACCTGGTGGCAGACCTCTGCGTGGCCCTGGATCCAGTGGGGCTGGACTCAGTTTGCCGAGCTCGCCGCATGGTTGTGGCCTTACGTCGTGGCAGCCTGGAACTGGATCACGGATGCGGTCTCCGGGTTCGTCACCTGGTGGCAGGAAACCGCTTGGCCCTGGATCCAGTGGGGGTGGAGCCAGCTTGCCGAGTTGGCTGCATGGCTGTGGCCTTACGTCGTAGCGGCCTGGAACTGGATCACGGACGCGGTCTCTAGATTTGTCACCTGGTGGCAGGAAACCGCTTGGCCCTGGATCCAGTGGGGATGGAGCCAACTTGCCGCATTGGCCGAGTGGATATGGCCCATCATCCAGCAGGCTTGGAATTTCATCTACGACGGGGTTGCGGGGTTCTACAACTGGTGGGTGACTACGGCCTGGCCGTGGATCACGTGGTCGTGGAACAACCTTGTGGCGGTCGTCAACTTCCTTTGGCCTGCTGTTCAGATGGCTTGGAATTTCATCTATGCGGCCATCGAGCCGGTGTACACGTTCATCGTCTATGTTGTGTGGCCGCTCATTGTCGCGGCTTGGAACGGTATCGCGACTGCAGCCACCACGCTGTGGACTCTGATTCAGATTGCTTGGCAGGGCATTCAGGCGATTGTGAGCACGGTCGCCTTTTTCATCACCGGTGTGGTGGTGCCGACGGTCACCACCGCCTGGAATTTGATTTCAGCGGGTGCCTCCGCCATGCAGAGCGGAGTGTCGAGCGCCTGGGGCCTGCTCCGTAGCAGTGTCAGCTCCGCCGGGAACTGGCTTCAGAACACGCTTCTCCCAATGATTAGTCGTACGTGGGACGGGATCGCCAGGGGTGCCCTAGCGATGCGGGATGGAGTCGCCAGCGCGTTCGAGCGGGTCAAGGCAGCCGCGGCCCAGCCGATCAACTTCGTCATCCGAACGGTGTACACCGGCGGCATTAAGAAGTTGGCCGACAGTGTTATGGAGGCGCTGGGCCTTGACTTCCGCATGCCATCGGTCCCGGAAATCAAATTCGCCTCCGGCGGTGTGCTGCCAGGTTATTCCCCGGGCAGGGACATCTACCATTTCACCTCGACCGACGGGGGCGGGCGTCTTGCCCTATCCGGTGGCGAGGCGATCATGCGGCCCGAGTGGGTGAAGGCTGTTGGTGGCCCGCGCATGGTCAATGCCATGAACGCAGCCGCCTCCAGCGGGCACCGTATCCCCGGTGGGGACCTCGGCGGTGCCTCGTACCAGGCGTTCGCGCCAGGAGGTATCTGGGAGCCCTTGAAGGACAAGATCGGCTCCACGGTTGAGAAGGCCGCGCATTGGGTTTCCAGTGCTGCGGAGGCCGCCACCACCATCATGTTGGACCCGGCGGGGGCTATCGAGACGATGGTCAAGGGTCAGGTTGACAAGATCATGGGCGGCTACAGCGGCTCCAAGAGCAACTTCATGTGGAAGGCCGGTGAAGCGGTCGTCGGCAAGGTGCTTGGCGGCCTGAAGGACTACACGGTTGCTCACGCCCCGAAGCCGTCTTTCGGTGGCGGCGACGGGCCGGTCGATATGACTGGTGCGACGGACCTGCCGTCCGCGGCCCGCAAGGCCATCGGTACCCCGTACGTCTGGGGCGGATCGTCCGTCCCCGGAGGCCTGGACTGCTCCGGCCTGGTCTACTGGGCCGCCAAGCAGCTGGGTTGGGGTTGGCCGAGGCTGACGGCGGCGGGGTATCAGGCCGGATCTCGACCCGGTAACGCCATGGTCCCCGGAAACCTGTTGTTCTGGGGCTACCCGGCGCACCACGTGGCAATCGCGTCGGGTGGCGGCCGGATGATCGAGGCGCCCACTTTCGGCATCCCGGTCCGTGAGATCGGTATCTACGGTGGCCCATCCGCGGGCGTCTACGGCTACGACTCCGGCGGCTGGCTGCAGCCTGGAGCCACCTTGGCGGTCAACAAGACCGGCCAGCCGGAGGCCGTGGTCACCAACAGCCAGTGGAACAAGCTCGACCGTCTGGTGGACGCTATCGAGAACGGTTCGTTCTCAGGGGGGAATCGAGAGCTCGTGATCGTGGACGCAGACGGCGACCTGATTGGTCGGATGCAAACGGAGGCCGTTGGGGCAATCGTCGAATACGACCGTCTTAACCATTGATCGCAGTTGATAGGATACGGCTGTAGAAACCGCACAGGAGGGCACCCATGGCGCTGACAGGCTGGATCGCCACGCATACCGGGCTGCCTTCCCTGATGGCCACAGGCAAGGAGCCGATCTATGTCGGCGACCGTCTCCTGACAGCGCCGGGCTTCGCCCGCGCACCCCGCTCCACCATGTGGTGGAAGCATTCCAGGGCGGAGGAGCGGGGGCCGCTCTTGACAGAGCCCCGGACGACTCTCGTGTCCGATGCCTTCGCCGTGCCCGGCTCAACCTACACCTACACCCAGGGCGATTCTTCGGTGACACTCACCCGCCCCAAGGGGGAGTGGTGGCAGGCGGTCATCTCCGGCATGGACGGCAGGGTCTTCCCCGGCGTGGCCTGGGATGACAACAGTGACCCGCGGGACTGGAAGTCTGGGGTTCATAGCTTCAACGACCGTACTTGGCGATGGCCTCTCAACGATGCCGCGAGGACGGGTACCGGTGTGCTCACCCTGCTGGATGGCGAGCGGCACGAGGGCCTATGGGATCTGATCCGCCGCTCTGAGCCGCTGATCGTGCTGCCGGGTGAGCACACCGTGTCTTTGTCGCCGCGCTTCGTCGTCATCACCAAGGCGGCTTCGAAGCGGCTGTATGGTGATGCGGTCGAGTACTCGTGTTCTTGGACTGAGGTTCCGGAGGATTCCCCAGTCCTGGCGGGCAAGACGAGTGGCTACGGCGCCGCCCCGGTGGTCAACTGGGGTGAGTGGGGCAACCTCGACAAGGACGTGTGGGCCCACCGCACCCCGATCGAGCTGTGCCGTCAGATCGCGGGGATGCCGTGAGGCCGGGGCCAACGACCGACGACCTTGCGGGCGGCGTCGCTGTCGGGGCGCGTATCGACGTCATTCGCGGCGGGAGGGTGCTCGCCGTCGGTGTCCCGGCGGAGGGGGTGACGCTCCAGTGGTCAGGCGGCTCCAGGGCCGTGCCCGGACAGCTCTCCTACAGGTGCCCCCTGTCGTGGACGCCGTTGGACCCGCTGGACGCGCTGAACAACTTCGGGCAGCGGTCGATCCTGACAGCGCTGATCGAGGATCGTACCGGCCGCCGCTGGGAGATCCCTATGGGACATTTCGTGCACACCACCTGGAGCACGGGCAATGATTCCGTGACCGTGACCGCCACCGACCTCATGCAGCTGCTCGAAGACAACCCCGCCCCGTGGGGGTCCTCCCCGCCGGAGGACGCCACCACGCTAGGTGAGTTGCGCCGTCTGTCCGACAACGTTGTGCCGATTTTCCTGGAGGACAACGTCCCGGATCGTCCCGTACCCCGAACGTCTCAGTGGGGGACCTCCCGGACCGAGGCCGTTAGGAAGCTCGGGGAGTCTCAGGGTTTCGCCCTACGGGCGGGCGGCGACGGGGCGCTGCACGCCTACGCCACACGGCGGACCACACGGCCCGACGTCATCTACTCGGCCGAGAACGGGATGCTGGTGAACGCCCCACGTGCCCCTCGCTCCGGCGGTCGCCGCCCCAACCGCTGGTACTCGACCGGCACCAAGCAGGGGCAAGGCGACAAGAAGAACGAAGAGAAATGGACCGCTGTCAGGACGATGACGGCCCAGCCCTACGAGCCCGAAGGGTATGGCTGGATCACCGCCCACAAGGAGGTCTCCGGCGCCGAAGACGAATTCGCCGTCGAACAGGCGGCCGATGCTCTGATGCAGGCCGATCTGCAGTCGGCACAGTCCCGTTCCCTGGAGGTCGTGCCCGACGCACGCATCGAGGTCGGCGACGTCGTCGGGGTTGTAACTGAGGAGCGGGAGCATTTCGCCGGTATAGTTACTGCCTATAACCTGCCACTGACAGAGCCAGACAAGACTATGCGCATCGACATTAACGTGCTGGAGGAATGATGGCACATCGTGTGAAGCCCTCTCTCCTCATCGACACGGTTCCGAGCACCCGACGGCAGCCGGGTACGGGGACGATCGCCGTCCCTCCGGCCCCCGTGTCTTGGACTTACGGGAAGATCATCAACACCCCGAGTACTGACGCCTCGCTCCCGCCGGGCTGGGTCGAGGTGGGCATACCTTACGGCAACCCTGTGTGTAAGTCGGTGGGGGAGTCCGACGGTATCAGTACGTGGGTGGGTGCCCGGGTCATGGTCATCCTGGATACGTCAGGCCGGGTCGTCAAGATCAGTGATCCGATCGCTGAGCCAGGCCCCGACGACAACGTCGAGTACCTCGGGCAGTCCGGACGGCGACTCAAGCGGGCGCTCGACGACGCCGTGAAAGCCCAGCGGGCCGCGGATCAGGTCCGGGACAACGCTCGTGAGGCGGAGAACAAGGCCTCGCAGGCGGCTCGGGATGCGGCCAAGGCCCTCAAGGTCGGCGAGGCGAACCGCCCGCCCCACGTGGGGGAGAACGCTCCGGAGAATCCGCCGCTCGGAATGTTGTGGTATGTCACCGATGTTAACGGTAACATCACGGCGGTCCGGCTCTGGGACGGCAACCAGTGGCTGCCCCGCCCCCTCGTGGCAGACAGCGTTCTCGTCCCCGGCTCCGTGGGGGACGCCTCGATCAAGGATGGGGCGATTACGGCGCCCAAGATCTATGCCTCCAAGGAGTTGTCCGCCAAGATCGGCGCGTTCCTCGA